TCTTCAAGCATTGTTTGGAATTTGCGATCATCTCGCAACATTCCAGTTTTACTATCGTACACCATTTTGTTACGATATTGATCTTTAAGTGTCTGCAAATATTGTCTTGCTTTTGCAGCGGGTAAGTTTCCTACATCAACATAAAAAATTCTTCTTGATGGTGCTCGACTCAAACGGTGAATGATTGATGCATCTTCAAGCATTCGTATTTGGTTGAGTGGACGGAATGCTTTGTGAAGGTAGGAAATCACTGTGGTGCGTCTTTCATCTAAAAGACCACTGGTAGTATAGACAATTGATTCTGGTGCGATTTTAAGCACATTTCGTTGATCCGTATTTTGTGAATATGAATCTTGTGTGAATACACCACTTTCAGAATACATGTAGAATTCTTCAAAATCAAGATTCAATTGTATTTCTTGTGGACCTACTGAAATCTTTTGATCTGCATCTGCACCTTTTCGTTGACGAACTTTTTTGATTTTGAATGGATCAATCAATCTTGCTTCAACGATACCACGTTGTGGTTTTTCAACGTCAATCATCACATGAAAGAATAATCTTCCATCAACAAACCATCTACGAAAGATTTCATATCCTACATATTTAAAATTTAAAATATCAAGAACAGAATAAAACTCATCAGAAATTTTCTGACAAATCATTTCTGAATAATCTTCAAGATTGTCAAGGTCAATATGAACAGGATATGCTTTGCGGTTTGCAACAATTGCTTCATTCACAATTTCATCCACGGCAAGTTCACATTCTGGTTGCATAATCATTGAACGATATCTTGCAAGCAGGTCAGATTCATTTTGAAAGTTAGTTTCAAGATTGAGATAAGTACCGTAAACACCAGCAGAACCTACAATGGTAGAGCCATCATCATTTTCTGCTGTGGTGAACGATTGTAAATTTTGTTCTGAACGGTCTTGGGATTCTTCAAACTTCCAGCCGAATAATGTAGACATTCAAACTCCTCATTTTTATTGTTATTGTTTACATTATTTATTATATTTGTAAAACCAAAACAAGCCTGCATGTTTTAAATGCAGGCTTGATGCAGACTTATATTATCAATAATGTATCAAGACTGTGGTTGTGTCCATTGTGTTTCAAAGCTCACACCCTCTACACCAGATGGCATATTACTTTCATTTTCAGTAAATGGATTTGCTGTTTGATTACCAGTTACACTCAATCCAGCAGGATTTTTCACCCAATACTGATATGCAAATGTTACTGTGAATTCTTCAATGGTGTCTTTATCATCCCAACTTAATGTGATTTGATCTACTGAAGTTGGGAATGAGTCCTTGAAATAGTATGAAGCAAGATATGGACCACCGGGATTACCAGTAAGTGTTGAAATACCACCATCTTTTTGTAGTTGGTGTACTTGCATTTGACCATATACATTGTCTCCAGCGGTTGAACCGAATCCTGATTGTGCTTCAAAGATTGATGCACCAGGTGAGATATATTCAATCCATGCTTCAAAGAAGTGACGGATCTTATAGTTCTCATCATTCAAGATCGTTACCGACCAAGGCGCAAAAGTTCGATCAATTGATGGTAACTTGACATCTCTTCCAAGAAACGTCTTTGTAATTTCACCCAATGTACTTTCAGGAATTGAAGATGCTTTGATAAAGAATGAAACATCTTGTGTATCAAATCCTAAATCAGATAGCGCAGCCTGAACATTAGTTGGAAAATAAATTGTGGCAAAGAACAGAGATGGTCTTGCACCACCTCCGACTAGCCGATTTCGTAGTGCAGTGACATTAATTCCCATGGTAACTCCTTTAGTTAAATTAATCTAAGCCAAGGTCTTTAAAATCAACCGTCTGTCCAACGGCTGTGAAATTCAACTTAATGAAGTTAATCACATAAGTTGGGCGAATGTAGATATCAGCTACAAATTTATTTTCTTCAATTAATTCATTTGTATTGTTTGTTTCATCACAAACAATTCTGTATTCACTACAACCTTGTTGTTGAACAATCTTCTCAAGATAATTTTCAATTTGTCTTGTAAACTCAGCTCGAGTTGAAGGTGTGTTAAATTCAAACAACTTTCTTCTTGCTTGGAATACAACAAAATCTTTTACAGTAATGAACAATCTTCTTACATTGATTCTGTCAAATGCACTTGCAACTTTGGTCATAGTCTTATCACCAAATAACAAAGTACCTTCACCACGAATTGTAATTACTGGATTTACTTGATTTAGATATTGCTCATCTCTTGCCTCTTGTGATGGATTAAAAGACAGTTTCACAACATTTTTAATCTGTCCACGATTATATCCAGCTGGTGAATACCAAGGATAATAATTGATATCAGTTTGAGCCATCAAACCAGCAATGTCTCCAGACAGTGGAAGCCATCTGTATGTATCGTTGAAACTATCATACTGGTATTTAAAGTTACCATCCATGAAAGCATATGAACTATTATAAACACCGTCTCTCCAATTGACCATTCGATCTGTGATCAATTTTTCATCTGAGAAACCACTTGCAATTTGCCCATAATCACCTGAGACACAAACAACACAATCTTTTCTTTCTTCTGCTATTTGAATCATCTTTGAAATTGCAATACGATAATCAATGAAATGTCCTGGTACATATGTCCAACCAGTTACTAAGAAATCAACTTCAACATCTTCTTTTGATTTGAACAATTCAACCGCTCTGAGAATATCATCTTCTTGTGTAGGATTTCCACCGTCACCACCAGCAAATCTTTGTGCTGTATAATCACTGATATTCTTTGTTGTATGATAGGTGACAAAACGACCACCTGCAGTCATTTCACCCCAGTTGTTATCCATTTTACCATCAAGAGGATGTGCAGCCCACTTGACCCATTCGGATGTGTTATTTACTCGAGTAACATAATATGTAGGCGCTCCGAAATCATCTCTACCATCTCTAGCAACAGAGAGGCTTGCATATGATTCAAGAACTTGTCCAACATTTCCAGTAACCTCTCCACCATCATCAATTACAGTCACATGAACTTCATCACAATAATGACCGTTCATGTTTTGATTGATTACTCTTGCATTGTTTGATGTTGCTGGTGCATTTGGATAAAGTTGTGCATACTTCCATTCTCTTGACCAGAATGTTGGATTATTACTTTCAACTTTACCAACGATCGGACGATCAATACGAATCTCTGTATTGCTGATGATTTCAGAAACAACAACTCGCTGGCCTGTGATGATTAGAATATCACCAAGTACTACTTGCTCACTGAATACAGTATTCTTACCATAAATTCGATCTGTATTATTGTCAAAGAAAACACGTCCCATCAAATTATTTGGAGAGTTTCTTCGAGCTCCATATGAAAATTCTTTGAACTTGCTTCTTTCACGAATTGTAATATCGGTGATAACTTCAGCAATTGTAAGTTCATGTACACCCATGTTATCAACAGTTGGAACATCTCCATATGCGTCACGATTAACGTATGCGATATGTCCAAGAGCAGGATCAAATCCTGTAATTAAAAGATTGTAAGTACCTGCAGATGAACCGGCACAGGTAAAGCTTACAACTTTCTGCTCTGATTCAATTGCATAGTCTCCTATCCAAATATTTGAACCAGAGCCAAATAGTGGATAGTGATTTGTTGAACCCATTGATGTATGCTGGAACTTAACATAGTATTTGTTACCAGCAATTTTCTGAAAATATACCTCATTCAGCACTTCGGCACCAATGTCATTTACAGGCATTTTTTCTTCTGGTGAATCTGCGAAACACATATCAACTTTGATTGAGTTTCCAAGGTCACCGGGATATCTTGCAATCCATGCACCGTATTGTGTATCTTGTCCAAATTTGATTCCGGCATCTGATGGATCTTTAAGACCACCTTCTTTTAGAATAAGGCTTTCGGCATAATTGGCATCATTATAAATTAGCACTTGTTGTCCATATGTGTTATATCCAAAACAAGCATTTCTTGCGCTATCATTATCTACAACTCTTACAACATTAGCAGTTTTACCGTACTGCAAAAAGTTATATACATTAAACCATTCAACATAATTGTTATTCACTGGCTTTCCAAATTGCTTAATAAATTCATTTTCACTTGTAATAAGAGTAGGAATCATGGATGGTCCCCAGTTAAATCGTCCAACTACTCCTGCAATGCTACTAAGCATAAGCTTTTCAGGACGAATGGATTTATCAATCTCATTCGTGACGATTCCTGGAGATAGAGTAAAATCTGCCATATCAGTTCCTTTAACTTGAATTATTTTAAAAGGTAAACCACGAAAAAAATAAATTAAAAATAATTAATTTTATTAATTTAGAAATATTTATCAATTTTGAAGTTTTAAAGACCTTCAAATAACCAGGCATTTTGTTTAAGAATTTCAATTCTTTCTTCTTCAAACGGATCTCGTTCTTCTTCTGGAACGTATTCTTCCACACCATCATCCAAAAATCCAAAAGGTAAATAATTTTCTTCATTTTCATTTTCTACAATATTTGTCCGAATGTTCATATCATAAGTATCTTTGAAATATTGTTCATCAGACATCCAAGCAAAAAGAACTAAAGTCATTACACAATCATCATGTTTACCATTCTCTGCTTTATATGAACCAGACCTTGCATCAACTGAGAATGTTAGAAATTCACCAATAGTATCAGAATCATTCACTAAAAGTTGTTCATTCTCAAGTAACATTTTTAAATTCGAACAGCCAATTCTTTTAATTCTTGGTGTTGTTGTTACACCATACTTCGCTCTTTTTTGAAATCCACTCGACAAGGTAGTTTTTAATTCTTTTTTTACAGTGGTGAACAAGTGATCATATTCTAAATCTTGAAGTAGAACATCTGTAATTTGTGAACCTATATTGTTTTCTTCAACGAGAACATATGCTTTGTTGTATTGTAGTGCCGCATTGTGAATGATTCTTGCATAGATAATTGGTTGAATTGTATTGTCACGATAAACAGCAACAACTTTAAATGGCTTTGTTGAAACATCAATCACAGAGAAAACAGAATAGTCTTGTTCTCTACCCTTTGATACATCAGCAACAATTACATAATTGTGTTCTTCTTGAACTTCTTCATAAATTTTAATGTCATCAAGAATTCGTGATGGCTTCATGATTGCCAACTCTTTCAATTTTGTTGATGAAATTAAAGTTGCTGTACTACCAAGAAACTGACAACAATGTTCAACAAGAAACTTTTCTTCTCCAAACTGTGCAATTGTTTTTTTCTTCCATTCTTCATTACGATCTGGTCTTTGATACCACATGACTTTATATGGAATAAAGTCATTAACTTTAGCTTCTGCTTCCGTCCAAAACTTGTAGAAATGATTCAATCCTTTTGGTGTTGAAGTCATCACAACCTTCGAAGAAGTACCAGAAGAGATAGTAGGATAGGTTGCAGACCAAAATGTTTCAAAGTTATCAACGAATGCGCACTCATCTACATACAATAGATTGATCGTTTCACCACGAATACTGTCACCAGTCGAAGCTGAGACCATCACCATACAACCATTTTCAAGTTCAATTGAATTCACATTCCAAGACATCACTCCTTGTTGCATCCATAAAGGAATGTGTTCATATGCTTGTTTGATTAAACGTAAACTCTTTCGTGCAGTCTTTGTATAGTTTGCCAGAATTGCTACATTCTTTGAACTATTGAATAATATATAATGTAAAATATATCCACAAACAGTTGTAGTTTTTGAAATCTGGCGTGCAGATAATACAATTGTATTTCGATTATCATGTACTAAATTAATAATATCTTTTTGATAATCCCACAAGTCAATAATTTGTTTACCTTGGTCAATTGTAATGATATAAAAATAATTATTAAGAAAGTAAACAACATCATCTCGACACTTTAGATATTCTTCCACATGATTTCGTGTGAAAGGTATCTCTTGTCCAACACGTTTTAATTTAGGATTATTTTTATAATTAAGTACTGGTACTGGTGCAGACATAGAATCACCTTTTTAGAAATGGATAAATAATATAAGTTATTTTAATATTTATTTCAACCAAGGCTTTAATGTCAAAAGCAAATATACATTTTAATCATTACCAATATCAAGGAGAGCAGGACTTAGTACAGGACTTGCATGATGAGATCATACAAATTGTAGGCATCAATATGTCTTATCTACCCAAAGAACATTTCAATTACGATCTGATCATGGGTTCTGATAATGACCAAAGATTTAATCACGCCTATCTGATTGAGATGTTGATGGAAGAAACTGATGGCTATGTTGGTCAATCATTACTCGGTAAGTTTGGTTTGCAAATTGAAGAAACAATGAATTTGATTGTTTCAAAAAGAAGATTTGATGAGACAAGTATTCCAGACCGAAAGCGACCGCATGAGGGTGACTTGATCTATATGCCAACAGATTCAAGATTGTATACAATTACATATGTTGATTATCAACAACCAGGATTTATGCAAGCTGGTATCTTTCCTAACTATCGGCTATCATGCGAATTGTATACACCAAGCCATGAGCAGATTGAAACGAATGTTAAAGTAATTGATCAATCAGACCAAGAAATTTATAGTCTTGACATACCAATTGAAAACGTTACAGGTAAGTTTGCAAGAAATGAATTTGTTGTTGGTGAGAGGTCAGGATACAAAGGACAAGTGCATAAGTTTATGCCAAGAAAGAAAGTTCTTTCAGTTCGTAACCTGAACGGTTTGTTTGAACCGAATGAAATTATAACAGGTGACTCAAGTGGTGCAACTGCAAATGTTAATACAATTGTTGAACATTTGTCACATCAAAATGAAGAAATTCAAGCATTGCAAACAAACAATCAATTGCTTGATGAAAGCACAACACTTGTTGAATGGGATCCAAATAATCCACTAGCATAACAGAGATATGTTTTTTAGTAAAAATGTTGATGAGCAAGACCAGTATCACCAAACAATAAGAAATCTGGTTGTTGTTATAGGATCATTGTTTTCAAAAATGGTTCTTGTCCGTAAGAATCATAAGTCAGGTGACATTGAAGAAAAGATTGTAGTACCAATTAGCTTTGCAAATCGTGATAAGATGCTTACTTTAATTCGTGATGCACCTGCTGTTGAAGATAAGAATACAAACTTAACACTACCAAGAATTGGATTTTCGTTTGATGGTTTGTCTTATGATAGTCAAAGACAATTACCTAAAACAGGTGGAAGAGGACGACCAACAAACGAACAAAAAAACAAAAAAGATGTGCTTGTAATGTACAATGGAGTGCCGTATAATTTTGAATTTACAGTTTCAATTCTTGCTAAATATGCAGAAGATTTAACACAACTTGTTGAAAAAATCTTACCGTATTTTACACCAAATTTGAATGTGACATATCGTGCAATACCTGAATTAAGTATTGACATTGATGTGCCGATCATGTTGAATGGTGTAACATGGACAGATCAATATGAAGGCCTACAGGAGAGAAGACTACTTACCGCCGACCTTGCTTTAACAGCAAAATCATATATCTTTCCGCCGATTAAAGATTATCCTAGAGTAAATACAGTATTTGTGGAGACACATACTTTAGGAAAAATTGGAACTGAAGATTTACAAAAATCTCGTAAGAAAGCCCTTTATCTTGAACAACGAATGCCGATTGCTACTGAAACTTCTGGAAGTTTACAGGATGAAGAAGCAAGTTCTGCTTTGAATGATCCTATTGCAAATGAGCATAGCTTAGTTAAGATTTATGGTTATGATGAAAATGATGATTTTGGTTTCAAAACTTTTGTCTATGAAGGCTCAAATTATGACGAAGAGCATGAAAGAGAAGAGGCTTGGAAAAAAGAAAACCCATAAAGGAGAATTAAAATGAATTTATTTTTGAAATGGTGGCTACTCATCACACTCACACTCACAGGTTTAGGTGTTGCAACCTATTTTAACTTTTTGAATTTCATGTATGTGCATGACTTTACAAAACTCTCTGTTGCAATTCTAAGTATATTCGCCGCCACCAGTGTTGTGATTGGATATAAATTATGGAAAAGTTCAGTTAAAGGAGACGAAAAATATACTTATGATCGGGAATGGTTTGTGAGTGAAATGGTAATTACTTTAGGCATGATTGGAACTGTTATCGGATTTATTTACATGCTGTACTCAGTTTTTTCAAATTTAAATATCAACGATACTTATGCCATTCAGGAAAGTTTAACACAAATGGCAAGCGGTATGGGTACAGCATTGCTTACAACATTGGTTGGGTTAGTAAGTAGTGTTCTTATTAAAAGTCAACTGGTAATGGTGGAATCATATGTTAAAGTACAGTAGTAATCTTGCATTTATTGATCTTCTTTTCAACTTAATTTTGGGATTTGCATTCCTTTTCATCGTTGCATTTCTTCTAATTAATGATCCAACGGAAACAGCAGACATTGAAGCAAACGTTGAATACATGATCACAATGAGTTGGGAAGGAGAAAAAGATATTGATTTAGACCTATGGATTGAAGGCCCAAGTGGTCTTGTAGGTTTTCGGGATCCCTCACAAGGATTCATGAACCTTGACCGAGATGATTTAGGACATCGTACGGATACAATTTATGCGGGCACGGATAAGATGGAAGTTGTTCATATCAATCAAGAGATTATCAACATTCGTGGTTACCAAGCTGGTGAATATGTAATCAATGGACATTATTTCTTTACAAAGGAACCAAAAGAAAAGAGGCGGACAGTTGCCGAAGTTAAAGTGATTAAGTTGAATCCTTTTGAAGAAGTTTGGCAAGGAACAAAAGAGTTTGAATTTCGTGGACAAGAACTTACCTTTGTTCGCTTTGACATGACACCTGAAGGACGTTATACAAACATGCATGATTTGCAAAAGCATCTTGTAATGAAACCTGATGGTACTGGACCTGGCACAGGTTGGGTAACTTTACCAAATGATTCAAATCGTAATACAAGAGGCTCTGGACCATCCGGTGCCGTTACGCAACAAATGCAAATTAATAGTGATCCAGTTTATGGAGGCATAGGAGGACCATGACTTACTTAATTATTTTAGCGATATTTTTAGTTTCATTATTTTTGTGGCTGATGATTGATGTGCGTAAAAGTGCCCACATGCTGTACATCATTCCTCTAACAATTTTGTTCACTGGTGGAAGTTACTTCTACATTGATTCATTGTTTGGGTATCCAACTTCATTAACAAATGAAAAGAAGTTCATGCTTGTTTCTTATATACCAGATGAAACAGGTGATAATATTTTCATGTGGGTAATGCTTGAAGGTGATGCAAAACCTAAGGCAATTCAAATACCATATTCACAAGAGAAACATAAGGCTCTTGCTGCCGCTACTGAAGGTATGAAAAAAGGTCGCCAATTTGTTGGTGAGTTTGATCCTGAACTTTCGGGTGAAGAAAATGAGGGACAAGAAGGTGATCCAGGAACGAACAGTGAACAACATGCAGGTGGCACAATCAAATCAAAAGGTGGTGGTTTTGCTCTACTTGAACTTGATGTAGAAGCCACACTTCCGAAAAAAGCAGGCCATGAAGAATACGAAGATTGAGCCAATTGAAGTTTCAAACGAAGTACCTGTTGAATTCATCGAAGAAGGTGCGGAAAGAAAACTTCAAAAAGTTGAAAAGTACAACGCAATTACACCATACGAGGGTGCAACGTCCTCGGATGAAGATTTTGAATTTGCTCAAGATACAATCAAAGAGACAATTTTAAAATCAAACGAAGTTTTACAGGAACTAGGTCAAGCTGCCATTCTCAATGAGAATGGCAAACTCTATGAATCATATTCTCAACTGATGAAAAATATCATCGATGGTTCATCTGCTCTACTTGATCTACATGTAAAACAAAAGAAAGTAAAAGAAATAAAAGAGAAGCTCGAGCCTTCTCAAACCAACACTCAAATAAATAATATAGTTGTTGGTTCAACAAAAGATCTTCTTGACATGATTGAAAACAAGATAAAAGATTAAAGACCTGCCTTTCGTATTGTTTTTGTTAGCAAAGTATAAATAGAATAAGTACAACATTTTCTTTCATCATACAATACAAAAAGAATTATGGCCGACACCATTTCTAAAATACTCATTAAAAGTTCTTTAGTAACTGATACTCCCTCCGCAAGTGACCTTGAACGAGCAGAACTAGCTTATTCATACTCATCAAATCGTCTATTCATTGGACATCCAGATGGCAATCAATCACCAATGGTGATTGGTGGTACAAAATTCCTTGAACTATTTGAAACTATTCTTGATGATGATGGCACAATCAACTCTGGTCAAGTATTATCAAACAGAGTAATTGTTGCTGGTGAAGATCGTGATCTTGATTTTCTGGATATTGGTGTATTAAAAGTTGCTGGTAGAGAACTCGCCACAAGATTTATTGATAAAGTAACCACATCAAATGCATTTAGTGATGTTAGCCATACACAATTGGCAACAGCACAAGCAACAAAAGAATATGTCGATCAAAGAACAGAAAGATTTTTACTTAACTTTGACGAAGAATCGATACAAGAAGCACAAATTCTAATTGCTGATGCGAACAATCGTTTTGAAAATCGAACGATTACTGGTGATGTTATTCTAAGTTCTGATGGTTTTACAAAAATTCGTGATGGTATCATTAAGAATGAAATGCTCAAGAATGCATCGATTCTTGTTGGTACTCAAGAAGTTAAACTTGGTGGTAGAATTATCATCAACATGAATGAAGATACCTCTGGTATTCTTCGTGTACATCGTGGTGGTATTGGTCGGTCACACCTCGAGAAACATCAAGTTGTTTTAGGTAATGAACTTGAAGCAGTACAAACATCAAGCAATTTTATATTTGATACAATTGAAAATAAGTTGTACATCAATGAAAGAGCAGAGATCACTCGACATCTTTCAATTGGCGAATCTCTTGAAGTTGCAGATAGTTTCTTTGCTACTGCAGATTCAATTCGTTTTCACGATTATTTTAAAGTTGATCATACAGATAAATCTGTCAACATCGATGCTGATAATTTATCTATTGATGCCGATATTGATCTCACAAGTAATTTAATTGTTGCGCATACAAACACATTTGATTTGTTTGCGAAATCAACAAATCTTTATGGTGATTCTCTTTACATCTCGGCAAATACTGTTACTGTCAGTAAAGCACATACAACATTTGACGGTGAAGTTATTGTTAATGGTAAGAGTACGGTCAATGGTGATACAATTGTCAATGGTAAATCAACAATCAACGGCGATAGTACAATCAATGGTGATGTACAAGTTAACAGTGATAATGTAAATATCTCCTCTTCAACAGTTACTGTAGTTGATGGTGTAGTTACATTTAACAATGATGTTGATTATAATGGTGATACAATCACTGTATCAAGTGGAACAGTTACAACTGTCTATGGTGATGTTGATATTCAAAATCAATTAATATCATTCAATACTTTACAGTATGAAGTTGATGGTACAAGAATTGATTTTAATAGTATTGACTTTGAAATCTCAAACGGTACCCATACAACGATTCAAGGTGATAGTACAATCAATGGTAAAACGAATTTTACTGGTGATATTCTTATTGAATCGAATAATGTTGAATATAGTCTTGGTACACTCACAAAATTTGTTGGTCCAGCAATCTTCAATAATGATATTTCTATCGTCAATGATCTAATATCGATCGATGCAAATGAATTTGAGGTCTCATCGAATACAAGATCAGTGTTCAATGGTATAACGATCTTTAATAATGTTTCTCAACTGAATGGTGAGTTGTTTGAAATCAGTCCATTCACAGAAACAATCTACAAAGGTACTGTTGAATTTCAAAACCTAACAACTTTCAATGCAGACTCAACATTCAATGAAGGTATCTATGTCAATAGCAATTTATACCTATCTGCAGATACAAATCTAAGTAGTGATGCAACTTCACAGTTCCGTGGTGAGACAACTTTTGACAATAAGGTTTCCATCAATGATGAGCTTACAGTCACAGCGCCTTCAGTTTTCAACAACATTGTTGAAATCAATGATGCAACCACAATCAATGCACCAACGGTTATCAATGACATAACAACAATCAATGATGCGACCACCATCAATGCACCACTTCGTGTAAATGATAATGTCAGCATTCGTGAATCACTCACCATTGAGAAAGATTTGATTGTTGAACGTGACCTATTCGTTCAAGGAAACACCGTCCAGATTGACGTACAAACGATGGTTGTTGAAGATAACATCATCGTAGTTGGAAAGAACAATGAAGCCGATGCTGTTGATTTGGGATTTGCTGCAAAGTACAAGTATGAAGGTGTTGATGCATATGCTGGTATTTTCCGTGATGCCGCAGATAAGAAATTCCATCTCTTTCGAAAATATGATGCCGAACCTGGTATCACAATGGGCAACTATGAACTTGCCACTTTAGTTGGTGACTTTGAAGCAAATCAGGTATTGATTGAATCTGGAACGATCAGTGATGTAACAATGCATCGTCCAGAAATCCACAAGGCAACATTGATTGATGCCAAGTTAGAAGGTACAGTCATTCATAATTTGTCAGCAACTGCGGCATCAATTGATCATTCAACCGCTAATGATGTTTACATCAAGAACAGTGTTCTTCAATATTCTGATGTAAAACATTCAGAGTTAGATACCATCACATCAGTAAACTTTACAGGTACAGATACCTATTTGACTGATGGCTGGGTGAAGAACTTTGACATCTATGATTCAAGAGCAAACAATTTCACTGCCACCAATGTTTACATAACAACTGGTACAATTGATGATTTTGATGTTGATGATATTCGTGTTACCAATTTTGATTTAAAGCATGGTGATATTTTCAATGTTGATATTGATAATGTAAGAGCAAACAATCTCACCGCAACAAACGTATATCTGTTTGATGGTACTCAGTACAACTTTGAAATTGAGAAAACCATTTCAAAGAACTTTACCGGTACTGATACATTTTTGACAAAAGGTACAATTGAAGATTTCGAACTTACAGATATTCGTGTCCAGGATTTCGATCTCAAGAATGGTAAAATTTGGAATGTTGAAATTGAAAAGATTTCATCCGCAAATGATGTCACAGTCACCAACTTTGATTTAAAGCATGGTGATATTCAAGATGTTGATGTTGAAGATATGCGAGCCAATAATGTTGTATCAACAAATACACATTCAACATTTGGTCATATTGAAACATTTACTGCCAATAATATCACAACAACCAACTTTGATTCGAGACAGGGATATCTACAGGATATTGATGTTGAGGATATG